TCGTAAAATAAAAAAGATAATAATAATAAGTTAAAATATGTCTAATATAGAGAAAATAACAAATTATTTTCAGTTGCCTATTTCATTTGATAAAAAAAGCGTAGAGTTGAATCCTACCATTATTACCGATTTAGAATTAAAAGAAACATTGGATCCATCTGGAACTCCTTTATATCATTTTGCATTTCAACCTCAAACTAATTTTGGGGAAAAAATCGCAAAAGAATCAACCAAGTTATACACAACCAATAAGAAATATTTAAAAGATACACAGCGCTTGTTGAAACAATATAAAAATAATAACCAGCCAAATATATCTTACGAAGATATTATTCATATTTGGGATGATATCAAAAATGATAAAAATTTTAAAGATAAGTATCATTTCTTGGATTGGGATTGGAATTATTGCGAAACATTAAATAATTCTCAAGAATTTTTACAAATAATGAGTATTTATAATTTAGCATCTCCTCTTATTTCTTTTTTAATGCCTATTTTTATTCTAACGATTCCTTTCTTTATTATAACTATTAAAGGATATGATTTGTCTTTTTCAAAATATATAATCATTTTAAAAGATTATGCAAAATCCAATGCAATAGGACAATTATTTACCCATTACCACACAGTTTCAAATGAAAAAAAGGTATATCTATTAGCAACATCAATCTTGTATATTTTATCTATTTATCAAAATTTTATGACGTGTATTCGTTTTCATAAAAACATGATAAAAATACATTCTTATTATGAAAAAATAATTCATTACATTTGTCATTCAACTGAAAATATAAATAACTTTTTATTGTATTCTAACCCTCTCAAAACGTATCAAGAATTTAATTCTAAAGCAATTCAACATCTTTCTGTTTTATTGGAATTTAAAAATGAAATTAAAAAAATAACTCCTTATTCTTTTTCTCTACAAAAAGTTACACAATTAGGTAAAATAATGAAACATTTTTATTCTCTACATAAAGATGATGAACTCAATAATGCATTTATGTGGTCATTTGGAATGAATGGATATATTGATTGTTTAGAAGGATTATGTTCAAATATACATAACAATAAAGTTAAATTATGTAAATTGGGGGACAAAAAAAGTAAAAAGAATAATTTATTTAAAAATGCATATTATCTTCCATTAATCCACAACAATCCGATTAAAAATGATATCCAATTGGATAAAAATTTAATCATTACTGGTCCGAATGCTTCTGGTAAAACAACTATACTAAAAACTTCTTTGATTAATATTATTTTCAGTCAACAATTTGGTTGTGGATTTTATTCAAATGCTTATATTGTTCCCTATAAATATATTCATTGTTATCTGAATATTCCAGATACCTCAGGTAGAGATAGTTTATTTCAAGCGGAAGCAAGAAGATGCAAAAATATAATTGACATTATACACGAGAATGATAACGAAACACATTTTTGTGTGTTTGATGAATTATATTCTGGAACGAATCCTGAAGAAGCAGTAAATAGTGCAAAAGGATTTATGAAATATTTAATCAAGTTTAAAGGGGTGAATTGTATGCTGACTACCCATTTTTATGATATATGCAAAGATTTGGAAAATAATCCACATTTTGAAAATATGCATATGGTTACAGAAGAAGATAAAGAGAATAAGGAATTGTTTGGTTATACATATAAATTAGAAAAAGGAATTTCCAATGTTCATGGAGGAATGAAAGTATTAAGAGATATGAATTATCCAAAAGAAATTATTGAATCGCAAGCATAATTCGTTTTCTTTATAAATATAAAAACTATCCTATTATTAAATAATGAGTTCTTTTTTTACAATTCCATATATTGCATTTTTAGGATTTATATTATTATTAATTTCAGGTGTATATATTTTTTTAGTAAAAAAACTCACGTGTCAAAATAATCAATTCTGTTCAATTGTGGGAGTTGTTACTTCTTTAGCTGATGAATTAAAGCGATTGAAAGAATTTATTTCAACTTCTGTAATTAATAAACCAACAACAGATAAACAATTGAATCATAATGATTTAATACGTGTATCGGATGATGATACTGATTCTGATACAAATAATGATTCAGAATCTGATTCTGAAGATGATTCTGACGAAGATAATGATTCCGATGAAGATGAAGATAGTAATGATGATTTATCTAATGCAATTGCAAGCAATTTGGATATAGCCCCCCACGATGATATAAAATATATTCAAATTGTCACAAAAGAAAAAGATGATGATTTGATTAATATTTTAGAAAAAGAAAAAGAAGAAAAAGAAGATGTACAAAGTAACGAGACAGATACACACAATGAAGAACCATTAAGTATAGATGATTCAACTGTTACTGAAGATTCGGTTGTTGATTATAAAAAACTTCCAGTGAATAAATTGAGAACTCTCATTGTAGAGAAAGGATTAGCAGAAGATGCTTCAAAATTAAAGAAACAAGTTTTATTGCAACTATTAGAACAGAATTAATATTATTATATTATTCTATTTTTATAAAATATAATAATATGAGTTGGAGAACATGTTATTCTGGAACAAACAATATTCATTTTAATTTTCCGCCTATTATGAATGATGGAAGAATCTATTCTTCTTGGCAACCATCTGCAATCACCAATGAAAATATTAGAAAAGCAGAGAACATCCATACGAATTGGGATTATAGAAGATTTATGACTCATAATGGATTAGAAATAATGAAATCAAATAAACAAGAAGCATGTTTAAGTTTAGGGTTACCTGTTCATTTCTCTACTTCTTCAAATCCTGCAAATAATGTTCCTCAAAATTTTTATTCCAATTATAATCATAACTCTCCTGGATATGGATATCCTAAAAGTGATTTAAAAAATGTCTATTTAAGCAGACAACAGCTTTTAGCAAAAATGATGTCACCTTCTATTAATCTTAATTAATATACAAAGACATGAATAGAATGTAAACAACCATTTAATAAAGAAAAACAAAAAAGCAAATTAAATATTGAAAAATGAATATTTATGTTTTTTATTTATTTTTCTTTTTGAATATTTATTTATTTTTATTTTTCTTTTTGAATATTTATTTATTTTTATTTTTCTTTTTGAATATTTATTTATTTTTCTTTTTGAATATTTATTATATCCTCCTAATAGTAGTTCATCTCTATAAATATAAATTTTATCATCAGATAATCTAGACAATTCTACATTAAGTTCATTTGGTGTAATATTACGATAATTTGATTCACATAATATATGTTTTGTATAATTAGCATAATCAACATCTATTATTCTATTATTTTTTAATGCTACGCATACTATTCTAATAAAATTTCTTTTTTCCGATTTAAATATTTCTTCCATATCAATACGTTTTACGGTTGAATTTAAATATCTTGGGGTTGTTTTATCCGATATACGAAGGGATGGAGTTGAATGTTCAATATTTAACCCATAAATAGTGTTATATGGTGGTTCCATTATTATTGGGCGCATAGAAACGAGATCTTCACAATTTAAATTAAATGTTGGAGCTATTTTAATCTTATCTGATTGTTCATAAGATAAATATAACATTAGAGATTTTCCTTGCAAATCGTAATGAAATGCAGGTTCATCAATTGTTCTTCTATTATAATATAATTCTACTATAAATAACAGTTCAATATCTGCATCATTAAATATAATATCAGTATATATTTGTAATATTTTGGATTCAACTATATTTTTTATCGTCTGTTGAAGAGTTTCTACAAATTTTTGGTTTAACATTTCATAAAATTCAATAGTTGAACCTATTGTAAATGGTGGGGGTGGATTTTCTAATTCATTACGGTCAAATGGTTCAATATTTAATTCTAATTTTTTTCCATTAAATCTTATTCTTACTTTACATAATTTATATAATCTTTCTCTATCATATGTTATATCATCCGATATAGCTGTGAAAATAGTTTCAAATGCTTTTTCGTATAAATCAGATGCCTCAAAATTTAATATATTATGTTCGTCTATAATTAGTTTTACTGGCGGTGAAGACATATAATATTATAATATAAATATATTATACATATTTAAAGAATGAATATAATAAGCATTGATGTTGGAATAAAAAATTTAGCTTATTGTTTATTTTCTTTAACCGAAGAGAATAAGAAATCCTTGGAGTCGGATAAGAAATCCTTGGAGTCGGATAAGAAATCCTTTAAAGTAGAAAAATGGGGAGTCATTGATTTATCGCAAAAAACAGAAGTCCAACGAAAATGTACTTGTTTTAATGAAAAGAAACCAACTAAAAAGAATCCGCATCCAAAAAAAGAAAAATGCAATTTTCCAGCAAAATGGAAGAAAGAAGAAGAATATTTTTGTGTGAAACACGCAAAAAAATCCAATTACATGATTCCTACAAAACAGACAAGCATTCCATTTATTACAAAGCAAAAAATGGAATATTTAAATAAATTAATTACACAATATCATATCGTTTTACAAGAAAATAAAAAATATAAAAAAGAAGAACTTATTTCTCTACTCAAAGAATATTTGCAAACCCATTCTTTAGAATTTATTGAAGAAGTAAATGCATCCAAATTAGATTTAGTAACAATTGGAAGAAATTTGAAAACCAAATTTAATCTTCTTTTCTCTACTTATACAATTGATAAAGTCATTATAGAGAATCAAATCAGTCCAATTGCAAATCGTATGAAAACTATCCAAGGAATGATTTCTCAATATTTTATCATGGTTTCTGAAAATGATATTGAAATAGACTTTGTGAGTTCAACAAATAAATTAAAATTAGGTGAAAATATGGGAGCCACTGATTATAAAGAAAGGAAAAAACAAAGTATCCAATTAGTAAAAGATACAGTAGAACCATCTTGGTTAGAGTTTTTTAATTCTCACTCCAAAAAAGACGACTTGTCGGATTCCTATTTGCAAGGTGTTTGGTATATAAAAAATAAATTATAAAAAAGTTAAAAAGACAATGACATCGGCTTTAGAAGAAATATTATACATGTTATATTCATTTATTTTGGAAATTCCCTTTTCTTTGAAAATATAATATTGTTCTTTTTTAATAAATAATTCATTTACAGGAATAAATAAATTATTTACATTTACGTTTATA